CCTTTAACTGTTTTGTTGCCGTAGAGCTTAATACATCACTGTAATCTGTCTGGTTCCCTTTTAAATCCTCAAACATATTCTCAAGTCCGTTAACACCTCTACGGTTATCAATGGCTGAACTTAAATTCTTAATGTAATTTGTTATATTGTCAACGCTCTTAACCATCTTCTTATTACCGGACTGTACATAGTAGTTTCTCGTCTGCTCTGCCTGAGACAGTAAGTTATTCATTTCACTCTTTTTTGCTGTAAGCTCTTTTACCGTATCAACGTCAACGTGCTTATTAAGCAGACTGCTTACATCCTGTGTCTGTTCTGCTGCATCTGAAAAAAACTTATTAGTCTGAGACTGCTGCATTGCTGCTTCCGTTTTTCTTTTTGTTTTATTCCACTGGCTTGCTGTTACTTTTCCCATATTGTTCCTCCTGACTATTCGCTACCCTTTGTATTGCTGCTTTTCTTTCTTGATTTCTTAGTATATGCCGTATTTATTGCTTCATATAGAGCATCCGCTAAGTAATTTTTATATTTTGCTGTCCCTGTATACTCATTTTTTTTCTTTATATCAGCATCTATTCCATAGGTGGCTAACAGTGCCATGGCTGCGTTATAGTTTTGGGATGCATTTGTGACTTCCTGAGCGCTAGGTAAAGCCAAGTCTGAAGTTTTCGGACTATAACTTGTTGATGTGCTGCTTCCTGATGAACTGGATGAGCTGCTGCTTCTCTCAGTCTGTGTTGACTTATCAATCTGGCTGGAATGTGACACAGCGTTCTGATTCCACTCATTGTTATACTTATCCGAATAATAACTTCTGTTATCAGACCACTTTGAATAATCCTCACTCTCAAGACCGGCATATAAGTTTGCCTCATTGTACAGATTTTCCGTTTCAGTATCATAATTAGAGCGTGCCTGTGAATACAAATCAGGTACTATATCATTTAACTGCTGCAAATAATTATTGTATGCCTGCTGACCGGCTGTGGTTGCATAACTGCTTCCATATCCTCCTGTCAGTGATGCTGCATTTGCCATAGTATCTGTCATTGCCTGATTTCCCAAATTCTTATACTGTTCCGCATACTGCTGATACAACGCATCTTCATTCAAATCGTAGCTGAAATCCGCTCTACTATTGATTTTGTTAATAGCACTGTTGAGATAATCCGTATACTGACTCGAAAACGGCTTTTCAGCCGCTTTCAGCGCATTAGTTGTTTTCTTTGAAACATTACTCGTGTTCCAGCTTTTACCACTACTGCTTGATGTGTTACTTGTCGAACTGAAACTGTTACTGCTGCTGTTACTGTTTTCATTACTTACCGTTGCTGACGATATATTTTTCTTTTTAAAAATGTTGCTCATTACTTATTCCTCCGATTCTGATTCTAATAAACTTTCACTTAGATTTTCTTCGTCAATGTTATACAGGACATATTTAAGCTGTGAATACAATTCATCCACATACGAATACAACCTGTTTACATCAACTTCTGTGTCTCCTGTTCTTTCCGGCGGTGCGGATATCTTAAACGTTGCCATATCGCTTATCACTCCCTTCATTTACTGTCAGACGTATTGCATATACATATACCTGCCCTTTTCCACTAAAACGCAATTTAAACTTCTCGCATCTTCTTGGTCGGAAAGTTTTATTGATAGTTCCTTCTCCTCTTTCACCTGAATGAGAATAAACAACGTTCCAGTGTTCATCATTGTCATACTTTACAGAAACCTCCAGTGTTGCATTTTCGGAAATCTCACATCTTACTCCCAGTTTCTGTATATATTTATGCTCAATGCTATATCTCTCAAAAAAGCCTGTTTCTGCATACCATTCAATTCCTGTCTGCCCCGCTGGGTACAGCTTTCCGTCATCATCTGATTTGTAGGTGAATTGCGGTGCTTCGGGTGTACTTATAGTTATCAGACCTGTACTTCCAGTTATTGTCCGCTTATACAAAGTCTGCTTTCCGCTGTTTACCTTAACCGCTGAAATACCAGAGACTGCAAAAACACTTTCTTTTAGCGTTACATAGAAGTCCGGATACAGATCATCCTCTTTGTGCCACAGGCTTTTAGCTGAATCATATACATACATCACAGTATCTTCATCCTGTTTCATTGATAAATAGTATTTTTTGTCATCTGCTCCGGCTATTGCATCCGAAAAATTTTTATCTCCCAGTTCCTCTGATATAAGAGATACACTTGAACCGTCAAAACGTACAATTCCATTTCTTGCCTTATAATACAGATAGCCGTTCAGATATGCCGTACTCTTTTCACTTCCTGCTTCGATTCCTGCATTGTAAATTTCGTCCAACTGATAGTTGGAAGGCTTTGTTCCGTACATATGTATAATCAGGTTTTCCTTGAAAAAATAAGGCTCCCCTTTGTATGTACACGCTCCGGTGAAATTTCCGTTACTACCTATCGTTACGGCATATGAATCATTTGCCATTCCTGAATACGCATACCAGCTTGTCGGGTCTCCTAATTTGCAGGCGTAAATTTCGTGTTTTTCGTTTGAACACCCCCATATACGATTGTTACTTACCGTTATATAGTCCATATCCGGCATATCTTTTTTAATAATCATATTGCTGCATATCGTTTTACCTGAACCCCACGGAAAACCAATTCGTGTTGTAAGACTGTACACACTTCTTATTGTTTTTACGCTCTCTGCCCCTGCACCTTCTGAATAATTTCCGTATTTCAGATAACCGTCCGTGTCCTGTAACACCTGAAGGAAATCAATTCCGGTATTGGAAAATACCAATCCTATTTCATTATCCTTTCTTAAAACATTCTCAACCTTCACATATCCGTTAAAGTGTTCGATAAGATTCCAATAGCTTTCCTTAACATCACCTTTTTCTATATCGTTTCCAGCACTGTTTTTAGTTTCAAATGTTACATAATCTCCGGTTGCAATGTTGTTATACATCTTCTCTGCATCATCAGTTTTTTGAAATTTAATCCAGAGTGTTACATATAAATCCGGTGTTGACCACATAGATAATGAAGTGTCATATTTCTTCAATACAATTTTGTTTGCAGAATCTATATCCGCAAAATAATACGGATAGGTTACTTTATCGCTATCGCTTTGTACTATTGTTTTTGAACCTGTTGCAATAATCACATTTTTAATTGTCTGCGTGTTATTATCCGTATAATACTGGGTTATATCCTCTGAATATTTGGGGAGCGGAAACTTTTCTTTGTCCAGTAGTCCATTTACAATCTTGTCTCCTTCATATGCATTGCTTTTTGAGAAAGGCTGTGCATATGTGGCGGATTCCGGAAAAACCACAATTCTTGTCCCGTTTTTGTCTGACAGGTAAAGAGTAACTCCTCCTTTACATTCTCTGCTGTAAGTCAATTCCTTTACTGTGTCATCCTCTGTGTTATACATTACCTTGTCCGGCATTATTACTATATATGCTCCATATGCATACATTTCCTTTTTACTGTCCTTAAGCGCCACGCCTGAAATTTCAACTCCGCTCTTATACAACTTTTTCCCTGCTGCAATATATACAACTCCGTTCAGCATTAGCATTCCATTTATATTTGCGGATGCCTGATAAAATGTTCGACTTTTTCTCGTTCCCATTGCCGGATAATAATCTGATGACATATTCTTCATATCCCGAAACGAACCTTCCGGTATATAAAAAGTATCGTTTATTCCACCAAACACATTTATATCCTCTGTTTTTGACGGTATTTCCTGCAATTCCGGTAAATACATATATTCTTCCTCCTTATACCTTAAAATTTCCCTTGCTTACCGGGATATGAGTGTTATGCCACATTAACTTAAACATTTCATATGCTCCGTTATACAGTGTCATATTATTGTTGTATCTGTCATATTCTTCGTTGTCCTTGTCTATCTGTGCCTTTAGATAATATCTGTAGACATCTGCATATGCTCCGGATGCAATAAGAAAATATTCTTCCGTCACCTTCTGTGCCTCTAGATTGTCCGGATTATCATGTGTATTTATAATCTCCTGTATGATTCTGTCTTCCACATCCTGAATCCATCTCAATTTATCTTCACTGTCATAATCATTGTTTTTAGAGTGATCTACCTCTGCGATAAGGTCTGCTGCTTTTATCCGTTCCATTATTTCCTCCTTACAATACAAAAGCGGATGGAAACCTTCCACCCGCCATCTGTCATTGTTTAATTGTTACTTGTCTGCTGCTATGCTGGTCTTTTCAAGAATGTAACTGTCTGCTTCATCCCTGTTCTTCTCATTGTTGTCATAGGCTTTAAGCACATATCGTGGAACTTCCACGGTTACTCCTCGCTTAATCTGCCATGCTTTTCCGTTAACAACAATGATAATATCCTGTTCTGAAGAACCTCTCATTTTTGGAAATTTAACTTTAACCCTTTCCAAGTTGGTGTCATTTGCTGCATCCTTTGTATTATCAATATCCTTTTTAGCTGCCATTGTTTACCTCCTAGTTTGATTCTGCAATATCACTGAAATCTGCCGAACATACTTCAGCTCTAACCATATGGAGACCGTTTAATACCTTGGCGGCATATCCGTTATTCTTCCATCCAATAGAACCTCTCTGTTTCAATGGGTCTGCTGCTCCGCTGGAACCTACCTGATTAATAATCATTTCCATTGAGTTTGAATCAATGTCTACGGTTCCATATGCATCATCTCCGAAGAAGATTACACCATATACCGGCAGGTATTCATCTGAGTCTTTCTGTTTCGGACAGGTCTCGTCCTTCCAAATCTTACACTGTGATGTAGACATAAATCTTACACCGTATAATGTTCCAATCTCTCCTTTGTAAATTCTGGTCGGATCACCATACTCTACTACATCAATAAACTTCGGATGATTTGTTAAATCATGCTCCAAGTCCGGATGGATAATTGCAATATAATCCTTACCATAAGTCTTTGCATTATTTCTTTTCAGAATTGTCTTACACATAGAAATCAATCTTGGTGTAATATTACAGGTCTTATCTAAGCTGTCCCTTGAATATACTGCAGTTCCGTCCTCTTTAGGTGGAAAGATAACATTTACTACGTCCTCATCAGACATCAGTTCTTCTCTGGTTACTGTATCAAGGGTAAGAGAACCCTGATTTCCATGTTCCCTTGTTAACTCAATAACCTGTGGGTCCATAGATTCTGTCTGTACTCTGTCAGTAATTGGTGTATAGTCACCATACTGCTCAATCGTTGCCGTGATGGTTTCCCACTGCATTTTCTTTCCGGCAGGTGTGATACCTTCCTGAAGTGGTTCAGTTGCAGGAGCATAACTCTTTAATCTTCTCCATCTTACTGTCTTTCCATTTCCCTTCGGTAATGGTGTCTTTTTGCCAAACTGGGCATATACCAGACCGGGTGTTGTATTACGTAGCAATTCTGCATCATAATATTCCTTCTGGTCTCCTTTCATTCCGTCATCCGTTGTCTTATTAATATTGTCAAACGGGTCTGCAAATCTCTGCAAATTCAGTGCATATTTTAATGCTAATTTTTTACCTCTATTCATTCTTTCCTCTTTCCCAAGAGAATTTACCAATAGATTTTTTCTCCATTCAGGACTCGCCTGTTAATCTCATCTCTTTCCGCATCTGAAAGCCGGCTCATATCCTTCTTAACTCTAAGCCCCTGCGAGCCACCTGAGCCTTCCTGTGGACGCTTTCTGTTATTCTTCACAGATTCCGCCACTTTCTTAGCCGTCTTATCTGCAACAAATTTCATGACCTGTGGCTGTAATTCATCCATATGTACTGCCTCAAATGCTGTACGTAGCGGAACATTTGCAGCAACTAAAAGCCCGAATGTTTCATTCTTCATTTCAGTTTCAATATCAAAGTCAGGATACAGCTTCTTAACTTCTTCAGCCTGTTCCAGCACTTCTGCCCATGCTTCATTGTTCTGCTGCTGTTTTTCTCTTTCTCTGATATTTTCTGCAAACTTCTCATTGTCGTGTTCCAGCTTCTTGATGTGTTTTAATGTTTTAACGTCAATTCCTCTTTCTATTGCTTCCGCTTCATAGTAAGAATCATCTTCCATTATCGCCTTTTCCAGTGCATCAATATCCGTTGATTCCACTCCATACTTTTCCGCTATAAAAGACAATAGATTATTCTGTCGGTCTAAATTCTCCTGATAGTTTTTAACTCGATCCTTTACGATACCTGATACTCTTGCATTGAAATCTTTCTTGTAACGACCTTTAATTAAATCGTCAAACGATTCCTCCGCTTCATTATCATCCGGATTATCGTCTGGATTATCCTCTAGTTCCTCATCTTCCTCACCGGTTCCAAACAATTCATCTGGATTTACCTGTGATGTACTCTGACCGGCGTCGTCAGTTCCTTCGCCCGAACCTTCTGATGCAGGTGCGCCTTCTGCAAATCTTTGAAGATTTAATAAATACTTTTTAGACATATACTGTCTCCTTTCACCTGATTTTTAACTAGGGTGCGACCCTCTGATACTATTAAATCAAAAAACGGCAGGCTTTCTCTAGCCCACCGTTTCAATTTTTTACTCTTTTATTATTTTTATGTTTTTGGGATATGTTTCCGCTAATATTTCAAATCCCATTTCAATAAATTCCGTGTCCGCTTTTTTCCACTCCAATTCCATATTAAACGGCTCGTCCTCTACTACTGTAACATCATACAGATTGATGAACGTTGCTGCCAATATTGATACTGCCGAACATACGATATCCTTTCCGTATTCAGCATACTGTGCGTGACCGTTAATATTCATTTTGTTTTTTTCTAATCTAATTTCAACCATAACTTTATCCTCCTACTCGTTAACCTGTGTTGCTGACTGTGCCTGTTCTTTCGCCTGCGTATTAAACGGATGTTCATCTGAGCCGTCTAAATCAACATCACGTACTTCTCCTCCTGAACCCGAATTAGCCTGTCCCGAAAATGCTGCCTGTAGGTTCTGTGCCATATTCGTGCCTTTTACCTGATCCACAACTGCTGCCATCTGAATCAACTGCTGCTTTAACTGTATGTTTTCGTTATACAGCGTAGCGTTCTTTTCAATGTTCGATACAACATCATTTTTGTGTGAGAAATCCATTGCGTCCAAACACGCCAGCGCAACATCTCCATTCTGTGGAGCAAAGAACCCTGCTCCATACAATTGCAATGCCAGTTCATTTTGTGAATTTTTAGAATAAGGATTCTGTTTCTGTGCGGAGACTTCAATATCAAATGCGGGTACCCT